AATTTTTTTTCAGCTATTTGAATATTTTGAGGACTGATATACATAGGCAGAATCAGCCTACCAGTTAAGTCCGTTCTTCCTATTGATTCAACACTAATAGGGAGTAAGAATTTCATAACATCTCTTTTTAGCATATTAACCTCCTGATGCGTTTGAGCCTATGGCGCCACCTGTTTTTCCTGGAGTTGGCCCAGAACTCTTTGCTTCGGCTCCACCATAAACACCTATAAGTCTTTCTATTGCGCTAATCAATTCTTTACTTTTGTCTATAAGAGAGCCAATTTTAGCAGTTATAGACTCTTCGCCAACATTTCCTCCAGCAAGAGCATCTTTTTCTCCTGATGAAGCCATTTTTCCTTTTTTTAACACTTCTTCAAGATTTGAGAATGTAACATCTCGTGATTTGGCTAATGTATTTACAGTGGAGGCATCCACATTTGCAGATTCTAAGCTTTTAGCCATTTTATCATAAGCTGCTCGACTTTGAGTTTGAATTTCGTTTATAGCTGCTTCGCCAACGGTTTCTCTTGTTAGATATAGCAGCGATTCATTTGTTAGCATAGCTTCAGCTAAAATCCCGCCTAAAGTTGCATTTGCCTTTTCTTGCAAATCCATTGTCTCGTTACGTCCCTGAATCGCATCTTGTAAATCCGCCCCAAGACTTGCCGCAAGCTCTTGATCTCCTGTTGACATAGCTTCTCCCATGCGCTGAAGAAGATCTAACGTCCTTGTTGCTGTGTCTGTATCAAGTCCGTACATTTGTTCTAATAGTTTTTGCTGTGTATAGAATTGAGTTTCTAATTCTGGACTACGTGCTGCTTCTTGAACAGTTACTATGTCTCCTCCTGCGAAAGATGCTATCGTATCTCTTAGAGCGGTTGCTAAATCAGCACCGATTTCTGCTTGTGCTTCGGGGCTGCCCTCCGCCTCTAATAAGCGTGCTTGCATTTGAATGCTTGCGCCAAGAGCACCTCCACCTCCAAGCATATCTCCGAGATTACCTCTTTGTGCTGTAACATACATGGTTGAGTAATCTGATGCTAACTTTAATAATGAGGTGCTTAAGTTGTTAGCTAAATCACCAGCGTTTTCAATTCCAAGGCCCATGTCATTTACAGTATGCGCAAAGCTTTCTAATATCGGACGGCCAAAATCTGCGGAGACTCCCAATCTTGCAAAATTATTTCCAAGAGAATTTAATGAATCCGCAACAGATTTTGTAGATAAGCCTGTTTTATCTGAAATGTTTTTAAATCCAGAAATTTGCTCCATAGCAGACTGAGAATCAAGCCCCTGTTTGATCATCGCATTACTTAATGTTGAAAAATAAGTTGCCGTATCAAGACCGGAAACCCCTGCTTGTAAAGTTGCTGCAGTCATCATATCAAAATTACCTGCAGTTGTCTCAATAGTATCACCTAATTTATCAAGCGAAACTCTATTTTCAGCAAAAGCACGAGTGGCTTCTATTATTTCAGTTGAATTTATAAAGCCAAATTTCTCACTTGATACTGTCGCAGCTATATCAAGCAAACCGCGACCAAAATTCTGTGCTTCTTGAAAGGTATATCCAAACTGAACACCTAAATCATGAAGATCTCCGTATAACTCTCTATGTCCCGCACTAAAAGCATCTGCAAATCCCATTGCAGCATAATAAGTCTTCCCAAGCTCTCCGATGCTTTTCCCTAAATCTCCAATGAATGCAATACCAAGACCGGCGAGGCTCCCTATCATAGAAAAGACAAATGTTTTATCAGAAAGACCCTCAAGTGCTTTACCTAAATCTTTTATAGACTCACCCATTCCATCTGCAAGGCCAACCATTTTTTCAAATTGATTTCCGCCCTTTATAAGTGACTCGGTTAAATCTTCGACGGCTGTACCGGCAGATTCAGCAGCTCCACTAACATTTTTTAGATCGTCGGATACACCCATTTAAAATACCTCTATATCTTGCTTTTCCCTGCCAGAACATCTAGATCAATAGGTGTCTTAAGCATTTTAGGCTTTCTTTCTTCTTCTTTTACTTGATTATTAGCATTTTCTCTTATCTTCTGAAGAGCCCTGATTAATGGATTTTCCTTGTAATCTTTATCTTTTATAGATTTTTCAAATTCTGTATCATCCATAAAGTTTTTCCTTTCCCTATCGGCTCTTGCGGCTTTTATGTTTTGAACTGCTTCAGAATTCCAAAATGATGCAAGGTAATCAGCAAGATTTATATGTATATCCATTTGCTCTTGTTCTTCTAAAGCAAACATATGTGCATACCATAGCCATTGAGCTTGATTCATTTCAAGAAAAATAGGGTCATCAACAGAGCAGTTTAATTGTTTGCATATTTTGAAACGGAGCCTTGATAAAGGCTCCTTTGTTATTTTTTTATTTTATCAATTAATTCTTCATCTTTAAAAACAGCATCAGAGTTGTTAGCCAACTCTTCATACTTTTCATAAAGCGCATTTATAAGGCTAATTTGCCATTCATCAATAATCGCGATTTTTTTATGATAATCTGAAAGCTCTTCTTCGCCTTCATATAAATCGATAAAATCATTATTATTGATGGCTTTTATTGACTTGGCCAATGTACATATTTTTACATAGGCCGCCATTTTAACTCCCCTATTTGCAAGTTCGGCAACAACTTCTCTTGTTTCAGAACTTGTCAGAGTCATGAGTTCAAATTTATAACCTGAAAACTCCACAACATCAGAGTTTCTTCCCAGGAAGACTAAACTTTTAAGTCCAGCCAAGTCTTCTGGGGCAAATAGTTTCTGTGCTTTCTGTGCCTTTACATTGTCTTCATTTTCGAGTTCTTCTAACTTTTCTTGCATTCCATGAGTTTTATCGCGCACTCTTTGCCTTCTATCAGCTCCCATCGGATGAGATGCAGAAACCTTCCTATCTCTCATAAAATCTCCATTTATCAAATAAGGTTTTTGTTTATCTTTATACCAGCAAACAAAAGAAAGGATGATATATTTTCAATATCACCCTTTCTTTTGCTTAAAGTATTAATTAAAAAGAAGCTGAAATTAGTCCCGCAAAATCAAGGGTTCCTCTGCGAATACCTGAGTCAGCCTGTAATTCAATTCCATCAATTTGAATTCCGCCAAGCTGTCTTCCCCCTCCAACGCCTTGACTTAAAGCTAAAGCTTCGCCTCCACGTATCGAGAAAACGTCTTCTACGTCAATTACACAATCTTCCATAATTATATAATCATCAGACGAATAGGATTTGCTGATAGATTTAAACCAACAATTTTTATAAGTGGTAATGATGGAATCATCACCTGTTCCGGAAAATTGATTTATCTCAACTATATCAAATGCAATTCGCTGAGATTGAACATTAACATAACCGCGAGAAAACGATTCTGATATATTTAAACCATCATATGCTGCTCTTTTAATATTTAATGTAACATCTGCTTTAGTGCTCGGAACCAACTCAAGAGTTCCGTCCAAACCAACTTCTCCAAGGCGTTTATTATTTCTTGATTGGCTAATACTAAAAGACTGAATTGCACCAACAGGCTCATTATTTACCATGATCGTTATTTGAGTAGATAACGCAGTATGCAAAGAGCTATTTAAAATGCTCCCTGTTTGTGGATATGTCGCCATTTATTTCCTCCAAAAAAGATTAAAGATCTTCAAATTAGTTGCAGGAAATTAATAGATGATTAATGTTTTATATATAGCCGTTGTCCGGCATCGTATATTTTATACCAACCCAGCTCTTCTGCATGTCTTCGCTGTGATAATCTGCGCTCATCCATATTCGCTCTGCAAGACAGTCGATTATAGGTACAAGAAAAGTCCGTCCATTCCCATCCCAATGTTTCTTTCTCTAACACAAAACGATGATTTAAAAGAAATGCCCCCGTCCCATACCGGAGATCAACCCAATAATAAACAGAAAGCTTTTCTGTATTATTTTCAACCCAGCTTAACAGCTTCGAAAAACCCCCCATAACATTGGTGTTTATGATAGAGCAAAACCGATCTATTTTTAAATATCTACCATTTTTATTATTTTGGTACATATATGACATTAGGCAAACTAAATTCTCTTTATAATATAAACCAACATGATTTGAGGCTTTGTATCCCTTTATATGATTTTTATTTAAAAATTCTTTAGCTTGATCTACTGCAACTTTTTTAATTGTGCATTTTCTTGCACCTATTCTGATAGATGTTTTATTGAGATTATTATTTATAATAGAACGAATAATAGGAAGCTTACTTTTAACTTCATCTTCTCTGAATTGAAAAATCCTTAATTTGCGTTTTTCGTATTCAATTCTCATATTATAATGATATTTGTTATCCTTTTGGCGCTCATTAGAATGCCAATATAACCCATCTACATTTAGAGCTGCAGTTTTACTTAATTTAAAGTCAGGTCTGTATAATAAGTCAGGGTATTTTCCTTTGTCAAATTTTTTATCCCAACATTTAAGGTTGAACTCATTTGCGATGATATTCTCTATATCAGAAAAGCCTTTTTTATAATTTTTGCAAAAAGTTATTAACTCTTCTTTTGTCGGATTTGGGTGTAACTTTATCCAATGATAAATTGCTGTTTTTGCCACATTATACTGTTCAGCCCAATAATGAGGGGTTTTGCCATGTAACAATGTTATAAGCCCCAACTCAAACATTTTATCCTTATAGGCTTTACTTTGAAAATATGAATCGCTATTATACTTTCTGTTTAGTGTATTTTTTCTTTTCTGGAGATGTTCTTTCGAGTGCTTTTTTCCGGTATTTGCCTCAATGCCTTTCTGAATGCATAGATCTGATGGACGAATTCCTTTTAGGCTGCAATTTTTACATACGCTATTATGCTTATTTGCATTTGTAGCAGAATCTATAGATTTATAGATAAGCTCTTTATTACACACAGGACACCTTCGTCTGTTCCCAGAATAAAATCTGCCGGCTTTAGAACAATTACGACAAGGACTATTATTATCTTCGCTTATTTTCCAACTACTTTTATTTTTATAAATTAATTCTTTATTGCAAATATAACAGTTACGTTTCCAGGTTATATTTTTTCTTATTAAAGCAACTTCAGATCTGCACTCTTCACAGTTTCTTTTTTCTTTTTCAGCATTTTTAGCTGCGCGCAAAGAAAAATACCATATATTATTCTCACAAGAAAAGCATTTTATTTTAAATTCTCTTTTTTCTTTTTTTGATTTTGCGCATTTACAGCATAATGAATTATTTTTATTCGCATAATTTAAACTACCAACAGTGGTATATGTTACTAGTTTTGCACATTGAGGGCAGCTTCTCTCTAGTCTTGATTTTGGAGGAGTTCTGCACTTTTTACAGAGCGTTCCTTTTCTTTTTGCTGCGGTTGCAGCATTTTTTCTTTTATAAAACATATCTGAGAAGCATTGAGGGCATTTAATTGTAAACATTTTTTTTCCTCCAAAAAATAAGCCCGGACATGCCGGGCTGCTTCTTATCTTGTTTTGTACGCTTACGCTATACCAACCTCTATGTCCACAAAAATAAATGATAGGGGGTAAGCGGGGACAAACTGAAGGTACACGTTCCACTGCCTAAAATCCACCTTATCTCTTTCTACTTTGACATTTCCAAAAGATGTAATCAAACCCTGACTGACAAGTCCACCAAGAAGAGCAATTACTCTTGCGCTCATAACCCCTTGAATGTTTTCATCTTCAACGGTGCCGATGAATCCGCGTAATCCTTGTCTTAATACTTCTTTTGCTCTATCGCGAATAAAGATAATCGAAATTTCTTCATCCTCGATAAATCCAGACTGGCTTGTTGTTCTACCATTAATTACTCTCCCGCCACCAGTTACAGGCTGTACAATAGTTGTGCCTACACCACCAAGCTGATTCATGATTAATGGCCTTAACTTTTTATCTCTTAAGATAGAAAATCCGGTTAAAACTTTATTTGTTAATGGTATAGCAACATTTTGCTGTGATGCAAAATATCCAGCCGCAGCCGCAGCCATATAATATCCATCAATAAAGGTATTTGTTCCATTTACGGTTCGGACGATCCGATCAGGCCAGAAATACATCACTCTGTTAGAAGTATAATTGTCGCTTAATTTATAATTTACAAGATCTTCGGTGTTCCCTGCAAGAACCTCTTCTGGATCATCACCTTGAATACCCTCTAATACTCCAATATCTTCAACGGCCACTTCTTCGTTTCCGATCAAAGCATTAAAAGTAACACCTTGCTGCGCTCC